ACCTCTACTGGTTCATAATCGGCTAGGTTAAACATAAACTTCATTCTCCTCTGTTTTGAGTTCGCAAGCTAGTGCGAGATAAGCACAGGCATCGATGTAGGAATCGATGTGGTTTGGGGATTCTTGAATTCTTGAGAGCTTGACCTCGACCATTGCAAGGCAAGCCTGATAGTCCTCGATTGGGAATTCAAGTAAATTGGATAACCGCTTAGCGATCCGATCTTGGTTGACTTTCGGATGACCGTAGATTGCACCACGATCTTGCATGACATCGGTTGCACTTTGTAAGACCTCTTTGGCTTTCATTCTTGCCAAAATTCTTGGCGATTGACTGCCCTGCCTCGATGGTATCCCTCACGAAAACCCTTTTGATAATTGCCATGTGATACATGTGAATAGATCAATCCAACTAATAAAGGAAACAGCAATAAGGCTGCTCCTATGATTTGATTGTCAGTCATTTCTTGCCCCTATCGCACTAGCGCCCTCGGCTAGTGACAGGTTTAGTGTTGCATAGATTTATCTAAATGTCTGTCTTTTGGCGTGTCGGAATGATGTTTCTTCTGCCTGATCCACAGCATCATCAATCGTGCGCCTGACAGGAAAGATGTCTCTAACGAGGTCGTCCATAGACCTTGCCATTAACTATGAATGTGCCGTTCTTTTCAATGTAGATAAGATCGACTTGGACATTCTTACCCTTGACATACATGATGGCAAAAGCCTGTTGCCAATTCGCCGTTCCCTTCGTGTATGCGGCCTGTTTGAAGTCCATTAGGTTGCCTACCTCAACCCCATGTAGAACACGCCCCAAACGGCCTCCTATGGCTTCTGAGAAGGATGTCCTTCCAGCGCGATGCGTATGCCCAGAGATAATATTGGTGCCCGTCCTGCGTGAGGCTTCTAATGCGCTCAAACCGCCGTGAGGCTTAATAGGTGTGTGGTCGCCATGCACTGCTACCCAGTTAGGTGCAAGCTGCATAGGCTTCTTATGGAAGGTAATACCCAGTTCATCAAACTTCATAAACTTTTCAAAGCGAAGCTCTGGCAAAGATAGGAAAGATGGGATCTTCTTCATGATAATGTTATAAAGTCGATCTGTGTGGTTGCTTCGGATGCAGTCAGTAACACCCAACTCCCAGAGTAGATCGACACATCTGTCGCGATCATCGCCAAGACTCTGCTCATAGGCTTGAGGGGTTCCCTCACTCCACTTAGAGATTGTTTGGAAGTCAATTTCATCACCGATCGTTACTGTTTGATCTGGCTTAAAGGTTTGTAAGAATTTAGCAATGTTGCGTGTTACATGAACATCCTCAAAAGGTACTTGAAGATCAGACAAAATAACTATTCGCTTAATCGTCATCCTCATCTTCGTAATCGCCGAACCTTTCTGGCTCGACTGGAGATGGCAAGATCCATGCTGGATAAGACTGTGGCTCAGTAATCATAAATAGAGCGATAGACTCAGAGAAGCCAGCCTTCTTTAAGGATTTATAGTATTCATGCAACCCAATGCAATAAGCATCAAGCTCTGAATAGCCTTGATCTTCTAATGCTCTAGTTGCTCTTCTTGCCATAGGATAATTGTCACTTCTCTAAGAGTCGGATTATGGTTTCGACACGCGCTGATAGCGCAGTAACTTCATCTCTTAAACTTGATCCAGAGTTAGGCTTTAGTTCGTTTAGGTAATGCTTTACTAACCAACGCACCGAGCCAATAAATGAACCAATAACGGTCGTAGCAGCAACAGCAAGAGCCGCCATGTCCGGCGCAGTCATTATCGTTTAGGTGAGGCATAACCGAACACGCCTGATAAGACAGACCATAGGATTGCTCTGTAGTCAAGGTTGAAATTACTTGCTGACCATGCTGCAAGGAAAGCGCCTGCTGCAAGGATTGCTGGATTCTTTAGATTCATAGTTCTCCGCCTAACATAGGTATTTGATAAAATTGCCCCAGTAAGTCAGCTTCTTTCTTAAAGCTAAAATGTGCATGTTTATTGTGTTTGTTAGCGCCCTTGTACTTACGCCACTTCCACCTAAGGATAGGGGAGCAGATTTGTCCGTCAAAAATAATGTAAGCAATACGCTTTTCGGATCTCGCTTTGCAGGCAAGACGAATTTGATCAACAAGATCGGGCATGAGGTCAGGCTTGGCTTTTCCTGATAAGTCACGATCGATGTCGATGGCACGAACCCAGCCTTGCCCATCTGGATTATGATCAGACTTACGAGCACCATGTCGGGTATCACCGATCCAACCATCTGATGTCTTGTCACGACCCATGAAGGCATCATCGATTTGCTCACGAAGTTGTATCGCTGCTCTACTTAGTTTTGGAGTCATTACCCTAGAAGGATAGCCGCTTCATCAGCTGTAAGGCCTAGACGATCAAGGATGGCTTCACGAGCTGATGCCTTGTCTGCTGCTGCCTTTTCATCTGCCTTGCGCTGTGTTTCGGCTGCTACTGCATCTGCTTCGCGTTGTGCTACTTCTGCATCTGTTAGTTCTATCTCAAGAACCTCACCTGTAGTGCAGTTCACTTCGATGCGTGTTGGATTTGCCATTGTTTCTCCTTATGAGTTCTTGATGCCGTATAGATAAAAAGATGATCCTGATACAAAATTAGTGCCACCTAAAGGAAACACACCTACGGATGTTATTGCTGCTGTGTTTCTCCATAAGCCAGCTGCTGTTGAAGATAGATCATAACCTGTTGTGTTATTCATTTCCGCAACGCTATAAAGTGAAACAGGTTTGTTTTGTGAAGCTGTATAAGATGGTATGTAAAACTCAGAACTATTAAATACGCTTGTAAATAATGCGTTTGAACTATTAACAATTATTGATTGCATTTCATTTGCATTACTGGATCTGTCGCTGTAAGGTCCGCTTGAATCGCTTAATGAGTTTAATCTTGTTACAGAATATGAGGTTGCAGCGGTTCCATTTAATTTTAACCAACCAGCATAAGTACTTGTACCAGTCGAATCTGTTTTTAGGCTTGCCCTAACCACCAAATCCGTAAATGTACTCGGAATAGCAGTAAAGGTATAAGAAGCAGCTGATGAGACGAGTGTCTCGCCTTTAATTAGTTCATAGGTACTAGGCATTTTTTATCCCATACAAAGTAGCAGTTGTTCCAACGCCAAAATTACGTGAGGATGAGTCGGATAATTGAATAGTAGTAATTGCGCTAGTGTTTCTCCATAAACCTACATTTCGTGAGACAGCACCACTACCATTTTTATCCGATGATTCTGCCCATAACACAGTTTTGTTTGTGCTTCCTGCATAATTAAAAATGTCTATGATTTGCAGTTGAGGACTTGTAGTAGTTACAGCAGATCCAGTAAATAATTCAAGTTCGGCGGTGCTTGTTCCTCGACCTGAAGATGCTGCAGTACCAGAGCCGACAAGCCAAGTGTAAGAATAATTGCTTCCCGTATCGGAATTAAATCTGATGCGACCACCGACATTTCCTGAGGCTGGTTTAACAACAACAAAAACTATTCTCAAATCAGTATAAGTAGATGCAATACTAGAAAAAGTAATACTTGTAGTTTCACTTGCTAGTGTATTTGTCGCTATAGGCTCGTATGTTGATCCTGCTGGCATCTCTTACCCCTTAATCCCGTATAGTGAAAAAACGGATGTAGTTGCAAAATTTCCTGATCCTAAAAATAATGAAATAGATGTGATTGCGTTAGTTGTTTTCACCAAGCCGCTTACTAAATTTACTTCTCCACCACCATTGTTATCGTGACCACTAAAAATTCTTATTGTTTTATTTTGTGTAGTAGATTTGTATTCTTGTACATCAATAATAGAAACATTTGGATTTGTAGTATTTATTGAAGTAAACAATCCACAAACATAAACACTAGAAGAATTTGCTGCACCACCTGCTGCTGTTGTTGTTCCTTCTCCTAAAAGGAAATGTTGAGCATAATTAGTACCGCCTAATGAATTACAAGAAATATATAAAGTAGTTACAGCAGACGGAATGTTTAAGGATCTAATTTGTAAATGCTTATAGGTACTAGGTATTGAACTAAAAGTAATAGTGCCAGATGACCCAGTACCAGTTGCAGTAGCAATAGACTCAAATGAGGCACCACCGCCGCCGCCAGCGCCACCGCTATCTATAATCCCTAGTGAAACTCCAAACATTATGCAACGCCACCGATGACATACCAAGTATCTGTGCCAGTTTTAATGCATGATGCGGCTTTGTATTGTGCAAGGGTAGGTGCGGCAGGTACTGCTCCAGCTGAAAGGATTGTTGTAGTGCCAGAAGTCACTGCGTTGATTGTGCAGACTCCAACGCCAATGTTGATCACATTTATCACAGTACCAATAGGAAAGGCTGTAGTGGCGTTTGTAGGGATTCTGACGGTACTTGCAGAGGCATTAGACTGAGTGATCAGCTTGCTGTATTGGTCATTGGCTACGACTGTGTAAGTTGTGCCAGTCTGTGCGTTAAGTGTGTACGATGGCAGATAGTTCATGTCTGCTGCTGTCAGTACATCGCCTGCTACGAATGGATAAGTCATTTATTCTCCTAGTATGCCAATACGGATGTGTCAAGGATACCGTATAATGTCGAATCCAAGATGAAGCCATCGAGGACATTTTCCTGTGTTGTAAGTGTTGTGCGCCATGTGTTAGGCGTAATGCTGTGGGCTATGCCTTGACATTGGAGAGTCTTGACAATAGTAGTGCCAGCCACATTCACATTCGTGATCTGCATAGGGTCAAAGTAGTCAAGATCCAGTGCAGCTTCTACCCCTGCTCCGTACCCCAGAGTTACTAGGTCAAGGGTAATAGTCTCAATTCTAAGGGTTGTGTCCTTACGCGATGCCACAAAGTTAGCAGCAAGATCCAAAGCCTCGGCATCTGTCTGCATAAGCATGTCATTAGCTGTAATGCTGTGCAAAAAGAACTTAGCAATAGAGTCAGCATTTGAGGCAGTCTGAGGTGTACCGCCCATGCGTGTGACCGTAGCTTGATTCACAATGGTCTTGTCATCTAGCGCAAAGGTAATCCCAGCATAAGGAATGTCTGTAGATCCTGTGGCATTAGAAAAGACTGTAGGTGGCAAAGCAGGTGACTCATAAACAAAGTCACGATCCTTAAACACTGCGTTGCCAGCCTTGTCAAAATAGAACCCACCCTGCTCCGTAAAGGTAGCAGTCTCAATAGCCTGTAATGCAGAGCGTGTAGTGCCGGGATCTGCTTGGCAGAGAGTGTTACCTGTCATGATAGATCGAGATGATGAAGGCCAACCGATTGTGTCTAGGATTCTGCCTACGCGTGTGCCAGTGCCTTCTCCTGCTACTGCTCCTGTGACGGTGGTCACATTGGAATTAAACACCAATCTAAAGGCATCTGTACAGATTAGATCGACATAACCGATTTCCTGATCTTTCGGATATTGATAAAGGTATTCCTGAATATATCCTTTGAAGATTGGATAAACAGTGCCTAGATAATCTGCCTCAATAATAATAGAGCGCAAAGGTACAAGGTTAGGATAATAAGGGCTGGATGTATTTTGTGGATTCCAGTCACCGTTTTGATCTGTAATACGAACAGTCGCTGTGCCAGCCTGATACTTATCTTGAAATAAGTTTCGCTCTTTGCGTGTATCGATCTTTGCAACCTGAGCAGATACATCAATGATGATAGTGCCGGGATCTGCAAGGACACCGAAATCAAGCTGCGATGTATCTAAGATAAATGGCGTTGCGAATGATGCTCCACCAGTCAAATTGATCTTGACGATAGGGGTTGCAGGTAACGCCATTAGTACACCGTACTATAAGTTACTGGAGTACCCGAAGCCTGTTGTGAGTAAAGCCCCTGTGTAATGGCAGCTACTAGATCGCGCTCTGTTGATACTGAGCCAGCGACATTAACGACTACAGAAGTGCCACCCATAGAGCCACCCATGCCATAAGATGATGGAGTTGCGTTAGTGCCAATAGTATCTACGCTAATCTTGTTTTCAATTCTGGCTCTTGCATCGGCTAGTGCCTTCATGCGATCTTCAAGATCACCTTGAATCTTGCGTTCTATCTTAGACTTAGACTCTGACAATAAATTGTATGTTTCCTGTTGCTGGGGAGTAAATCCAACTTGAGCCATTGGCTTAATGCCAGCTAACTTAGAAAGTTCCATAGCCATTTCTTGTAATGTTGCAAGCCATCCTGTAAATGGATTCTCAATGTTATTAAGACCGACCATGTCAGTGCGAAGTGCTGCTAACTTCTGGGCATTGGCAACCATGCTGTTAGATAGGCGAGCAGCGGCAGAAAGGTTTTCTTGATTAATTGCTGCTTCTAAGTCATAGATGTCTTTCTTTAAGGCAACGCGAAGGCGTTCTTCCTCAGTTAGTTTGCCCTGTGCGGCGGCGGCTAACTGGATACCTTCTTCATCAAAGACTTTCTGGCCTTGCGCCAATACTAAGGCAGCCTTGTCTAGGATCTCTTGCTTTTTCTTTTCGGCAGCGATCTTGCGCTGAGTATCTAGCAATTTCTTTTGTGCAGCTAATTGAGATTTGGTTAATTTATCAGCTTTACTGATTAAAGCAACTGTCTGCTTATGGGCCATGTGTTCATTTTTGTTGTAAGTCAATCCAGTACTTTTTGGCCTGTTTTTCATAAAGCCAGAAGGATCACCCTCAATGATTAGATCCACAAAAGGATCTGTTGCTTTTATAAAATTAGCAATATCTTTAGATGCTCCAGAGAAAGCATCGTTAATTGTTTTACCAATCTTGCTTACAGTTACCAAGAACTCAGCAGCGTTGTCAGCTGCATTTTGCATGTCCAGTGCTAGATCAGAGATGCTTGTACTTCCAGCCAATATCTTCAATGAGTCGATAATGCCAATACCTATGGTGGTTTGAACATCTTTAGACACATTGGCAAGTACTTGCATTTTGCCTGCATCTGTGTTTCTAAGATTGGCGTTAAAGTCTTTGTAAGTAGAGTTAAGGACTTTGACTAAGGCTGCTGCGCGCTCTGTCTCAGTTCCCTCTTTAATCATTTTCTTAGTTACATCATCTAGCACAAAGCCAGTCTTAGTAAGAGATGCAAAGTTGCCGTTTAGTGCTTGAGCCAAACCATTGGTTGCAGATTTGAATTGCTCTGCTGTGGCAGTAGCACCCTTTTCGGCCGTTACATAATCAAGGATGGCTGGAGTTAAAGTCTGGATTGTAGAAATCTGTAGATCAAATGTAGCTAACTGTGATTGAGTTGTGGTTATGTTTCCAGCAGTTACAACACCAATACGCTCAAGGGCTTTTGCTTGTTCATTGAGGATGTCTATTTGTTCTTGACTTGCCCCAGTTGTAACCTTGAGAATGTTATTTAGTCTTGCTTGCTCAGCTTGAGCCTCTAGAGCAACTTTTACTGATGCTTTACCGTAGGCAACAACAGCGGCAGCACCGAAGGCTACCCCAAAAGTTCCTGCAAGATTTTTAACACTGTTAGCCAGTTGCTTGCTTGCTGATTCAGCTTTCTTAAAACCTTTAGCATCAAACTTAGATGCAATATTGATTACTTCATTAATTTGCATTAAGCGACTCTCCTAAGGTTTGCTGAATTGGATCGTCTGTATAATTCTTGTTCGGCTGTAGAGATCGCTTTGCGAACAGCGCCTTCTGCTTTGCCTTGATTCATAGACCATGCTTTGAAGATTAAGCGACCGCGACCCTTAAGACTGCCTGTTAATGGTGGCATGGCATCGATAAATTGCTTTCCAGCATTAGGGTTTCTTGATCGGCTGCCTTTGCCTGTGCCGTTAGGGCCAACCCATACTTGACCATTTGGATTAGTTCTTCCAGCGCTCTCGTAGATTGCACCAGCGCGTGAAGCGTTAAAGATGCTTGCCTGTGAACTAAAACCTCTGGAGTTTGGCTTTGATGGTGTGCTTTTGAAACCTATTCCGGCTTTGATGATAGATGCTTGAAAAGGTGGAAAAAAGCCTTCACTAAAGGATCTGGCTGCCCATCCGCTTAGAGGTGCATCAGAGGGTACAAAACCTTTTGCTTGTCTTACAACTGGACGAAGAACAGTAGATATTTCTTTCTTCAAAGATTTCTCTAAGTCTGGAGCAAAGCGGCGTAAAGCCTTGCGGAGATCAGCGTTTCCTTCGATTGTTACTTGCATCTCTGATCTCCTTTGCTTCATCATTTAGACCTTGAACTAATGCATCTAGCATTACTTTGTCTAACTCTAATAAATGTTGTGGCGCGATCCCTAACCTTATGCTTAGCCTAGCAATAAGGTAGGTGAGCGGGAGATCGCGCTTTAAGCTAAAGGGTCAGAGTCCTCTACAGAGACACTCTTTAGACTTTCAATGAAGTCCATCCCAAATGGCTTAACAGTCTCACCTGACCTGCGTGTGACTTCCCATGCCAACCAATAAACATCCGATTGCTTTTCCTCATCGCGAAAAGCCTTATGAAAACCCTTTTTAGCGTACAACTCAAATGCGTACTCCACTGCTGGAGTAATCTCGCCTTCTAATACACTTCCATCTTGTCGAACGATCTTTAGTTTTGCCATGTTTAGCCCCTTTGTTTAGTTGTTTAGAATGTACCTGTTGTTGCTACTGCAACTGTTGAGTTAGCAGTAAATGTAATTGACTGTGTGCCAATGTCTCCAACAGCACCGTTGATGTCTGTTGTGTTATTGACTAGCAAAGATACAGTGTAGAGAGGGTTTGTAGCAGATACTGCTGTTCCCTTTGTCTGTAGGAATACAGCTGTGACTGTTGTTCCCCATGCAGCCTGTAGTGTTGCCAATACATTTGCTGCTGCTGTGTCGTTTAGGAAGTCGATAGTTACTGTTGATGACTCTAAGCCCTTTACGAACTTGTGTGAGTTATCACCCATAGCAGTTACTTCTAGTTCATCAAATACTCGGTTAATTGTTACTGCAGTTACATGGTCAGAAAGATCAACAGAGTTAATCTTCACACCGACCAAATTGTTCAAGAATACAGCCATGAGATTATTCCTCGTCTTTCTTAGTAGTTACTGGCTTTGGTGCTGATGGTGCTGCCTGCCCGATTTTGATCAGGAAGGCTTCGTTTTCTTTTTCCCACTCGGACATTTTAGCTCCAGCTCGTTAGGATTGATAGTGACATCTCACAGCTGAGCAGATCGCCTGATGCAGCGTTGAGAATACTAGGTGCGCTTATCGCGCTTACATTATAGGTTAAAGATGATGCAGCGAGCTTTGCGAACACGCCACATACTGCATCTTCTATACCATTGAGATTGCCTTCATTGTCAAATAAAGGCACAGTAATAATAATCTTAAAGTTAGCCATAGGGCTTATTGTGATGTGCTGATTGTTGCTAGGTGTCAGATAAGGATCATCTGGAGACACGATCACAGAGTTAGCCAAGACAGTTGCCGGTGGAAAGGCAAAGGTCTGCCACTTAGTATTATCTACTAATGCTGTGGCTAATGTTGTGCGAAGGGTTGTGACTGCAACTGGCATTATCCCACCATCGATGTTGGTGCAAGTGCGTGTGCGATCAATCCTCTGACCTTAGCGAGTAGCTGTGCGCTCATTCGGTAAGGTGAGGGCTGGAAGTCAATGGCATTAGAACCTGAAAGGGTAGCGGTTCTTGCTTGCCAGATTTCAACAGCGATCATCAAAGCTGCGTTTTGTACTGCTTGATCTAAAGTCCAGTCCACATAAGTGCGACCAGCAACTTCAGCAAAAGGATTAAAAGGGTGCTTAGGTGTATCGGTTATGTGTGTTGTAGTTACTGTGATTGAGTATTCACCAACACTTAAAATTGTTTTTGTTCCATTAAATCTGGAACCTGCTTTAGATACAGTTATCTCTTGTCCTACATAATAAACATTTTCAACTGATTCATCAAAGTACAATGTGCCCACTGTGCCAACATTAGAATGTGACACAGCATAGTTAGTGTTAGTCCAGAGCATAGGCAAAAGAACAGCATCGGCAGCATCACAGACAGATTCAAGAACTGCATCTGTGTATAAAGTGCCAACACCCAGTGTGGAGCGAAGCTCTGCAACTGTAGTTAATGCCATGATGATCCTTTCTAAAGACTCTAGGGAGTCAGAGGGCTACTGACCCCCTAGAGCGACTTAGTTACCTATTAAGCTAGGTTGAACTTGCGAACACCCTTGCCGGACTTAGCCAAGTAAATTGCTAGGTATCCGTAAAGGTTGATTTCGATTTCGCCTGTTGTCAAAACATTAACGCGAAGTTGTGTCTGTGGTGATTCCCAGCAGTACACAGATGATGGAGCAACTAAGAATGCTGAGTTATCAATAACTCCTGCTCCTAAGTTGTGATCTACGATCAAGTCAGTTCCAAGAACATTTCCGCGAACAGATGTTGCGACTGCGTTACCTGCTGCGTTGTATGTTGCACCTTGTGCTGAGTAGAGTGCGCGACCTGTTGTGTCTGCGTATCCTGTGATTGCTGCCCACTGGTCAGTTGAAGCAACTAGCTTGTTAGCAAAGTCTCCGCCTGTACCCTTGTATGCTGCTGCACCTTCAACAGAGATAAATGATTGTAATCCAGCTGCTGTTGCTGCTACACCTGTTGCTGTAGTTCCGCTATCAACAAAAGCTTGTAGAAGTGCTGTATCTGTTGCCTTCTCGTATGCCTTGCGAAGTTCGATCATCATTAGTTCCATGAACGCTGGTTGTGATCTGTCAACGAGCTCAAAACTTACACGCTGCAATCCACTGAACTTGTTAACATTTACTGTGTCGAAAGCAGATGTCATTCCTGTCTCAGATGGTGCTGAACCTTCGTTTGTGTCTGCAACTGTTGGAGCAGTGTCTGCTGAAGTAGCATTTGTGTAAAGACGAGGAACTGTGAAGCTCATGCCTTCTGGCAATAATGCTTGACGAGTTGCTGCTTCAAATGCTGGACGGCCAGTAAATGTGTCAGTGATGAATGTGTTTAAGTGTGGTGCAAGTGTAAGACCAGTGTTTGTAGATGTTGAATCATCTGCTGCGCGAACTACGCGTCGAGCTTCGTCATCTCCCATTGCTGCCTTAATGTTAGCTTCTAGGTACTGTGCTGATGTGATTGGTGCAATGCGCTCACGCACAAATGTTGTTGCAGTAACAACAGGACGAGCAGCTTCAACCGCTGCTGCCTCTACTGGTGCTGCAACTGTCTCTGGAGTATTCTCCACAGCTGTCTCGCTTTCTGTTGGTTGGATTTCTTCTACTGCCTCTGGAGTATCCTCAGCAGCGACATCAATAACTTGAGCAGACTTAAATGCCGGCTCAGTTACTAATGAAACTTCAAATAGGTTGGCAGCAGATACATGCATAACGCCAGCCTTCATTTTTGACTTAACTACTTCTACGCCTACAGATAAACCTGATTGCAATCCTTCTTCTGCAAGGATTAGAGCTTCAGTACCGCGCTGTGATCGGCTGATCTTGAAGCTGGCATAGATGCCATCCTCATCTGTTGTAAAAGATGTTGCCTTACCCAAAGGCTGCTTCATGTCGTGTTGGTTAAGTAGTTTGATTGTCTTAGGATCTTCTGGAAGTGCAATAGCACCCTTTTCAAAGACCACTCGGCCAGCAGATGTGTTTCCTACTTCGCCTGTACCTGCTGGAACTATTTTGCCTGAGATTGTGCGTTCTTCTACATTGGCAGTTAATTCAGCAGAGAATGTAAGGATGTTAGTCATTTATTCCTTCACTTCCGTTAGGTGTTAAATCTTCCATCTCCATAGCCTGTTCAACTGTGATTAGGCCAAGAGATAGCATTTTCTCTATTACTAGCAATCTTTCCATTGGATCTGTCTTTAGGAAAGATGAGTCAACATCGAAGCGCACAGAATTTCCGCGAGCAGTAATGTCATCCATGCTTAGTCTGTGAGAAATCGCATTTACATAAGGTGCAACACTGAATGAGAAAAATTGCTTTCTTTCATCAAGCACATTTGCATAGGTCATAGAATTGTTGGCTTCTGCGCTGAGGAGATAAGCAGGGATGTTGCATAGGCGAGCAATCTCAGTTGCTAGGAATTGCTGTGCTTCGTCATACATCATGTCTTTAGGTGAGAATGATGATGGAGTGTATTCGAGAGTAGAAGTCAAGTAAGCAGTGGCGCGATTTTGTCTAGCGTTCTTCCATGCTGCCAATAGTCCTTGAATTTCTTTAGGATCTAAATCTGCTCCGTTGTTTTTAATAACTCCAGAAGGCATTGGAGTAGAAGCTGCAATTACTGCTGCTTTGCGAAGATCGATCGCTGCACGAATTGTCTCTGATCCGCGCTCTAAAATTCCTTCATCAAATGCTTGGAAAGTTACGATAGAACCTAAGCCGGACATTGGTACTGCAACTGCATCAATAAAATACTCAGTAATTTTCATTCCGTAAAGATCAGTGTTAAAAGTTACTTTAACATTTGGAATCCATTGGAAACGAGATGGACGACCATCTTCTGCATAAACTTCTGTAACTTGCCAGTAAGCCACGCCGTACATAAGTAAAGAATCTACAGTCCATGCCATAGTTACAGAGCGTGGCTGATTAAGTGCTGGTTGATCAACCCAAAGTGGATTGCCTAGTTCTTCACCAGTTGAATTGCGATAAAGATTCATTGGAAGATCGGCAACAACAGAGCTTAAAAGGTTTCTGCATCTAGCAACCGATGGCACAGACATGGCCTCGTTGCGTTGAACGCGAGGCATGACATAATTAAATAGCGAGTTAAGATTCTCGCCCATAATGGTTGGAGCGTATTGCGCCAGAAGCGAATTAGTTTTCTTCGGAGCTTCTGATCTGCTAAAGATACCCATAGACATAAAGGATACCATTTGTCAAGTAATTAGACAAACACTATCGGCGTGTCTAAGTATAAATCTGAGGTTTAGGCACAGGCAACATTAACTTACTAACTACCATCGCCAAGCCAATAGGTGCAGAGATGTCTCCAGCCGACTTGCGTTTGATGATACGCCACGCAGAGTCATTGACCTTAGCTGCACAGTTATTCATCTGCTGGATTAACTCTGCTTGACCATTATGAACTACTCGATGATTGACTAAGCCTTCTAATAGATCGCCACAGGCCTTGTAGAACTGCTGGCCTGATACATCTTCGACTATTACACCGCTTTGACTTAATCGGTCGGCTATCGTCTGCGTAGCGTACTTATCAAAGCATACTAATCGAGGCTTGTAGATGTCAGCCCATCCTTTAATGCTTGCAGCCATCTTTAATTCATCAATGGCAACTTGAGAGCTATAAGTCTCTAAGATTCCGATGCCAATCCGTCCATCTGGCAGAATTTGTCCTGCGACTAGTGAACCGTTGCGCCGAGACGGACTGACATCGAAACCGAATACAGTATAAGCCCCAGCAGTCATTTCTAGGGTGCTATCCGAGGTTTCTTCTAAGATTCCATGAGGCCACGGGCTTGAAAGGCTGTCAATCCACTGGCACAGCGTTTCAGTGCGTGTATTTTCAATAGGTGATGTCGCTATTGCTTCTTCAATAGCTTCTTCTGTGATTGTGTAGCCTAATGACGGGTTAGCCATAGCCCATGCGTTGCGATCTTCGATCTTGCAATACTGTGGCGCAGAATACTCATAGAATCCGAAAGATTTAGGTGGATAGGAGATTGCGCGTTCTCTTAAATCGTTTAACACAGTGCTAAAGGCATCTCCGGCGTTACTACACAGTAATGTGTGTGAATTAGGGTGCGCTCTAGTAACTGGAGTCGCAGCTCTAAAGCCTTCCTCTGTAATCTCTCGAACCTCATCGATAAACAGCAATCCATTGACTGATCGACCACGAGAGCCGTCTCTAGTAGCTGCTACGACATCTAATCGTGTCCCGTTGAGCATCTCAATCGACTCAGTACCGTTGGCATAGCGGATCTGCTTCACAAAGCCTTTGAGGTGGTCATTGTTCTCTAGGATGTCTGTGACTTGTCTGAATGTGTCTAAGGCCATGCTTCTATTAGAGGACATGATCAATACATTGGTTTCCCACTTGATTAAGTGAGCCAGAATGAGCATACGCGCTAAATGTGTCTTACCATTTTGTCTAGCGATCAATAACAGGTTCGTCTTGCGAATCCACTTGCCTTTTGTGTCCACAGTAAGCATGTCTTTGAGAACATACTCCTGCCAGGGCAATAAAGGAATCTTAATAATCTCACAGAGCTGCTTGACATCATCAATCTTAGATTTGCCTTTGATAGGCACGCTCTGAAGCCTCGGTTTAGTTGCCCCTCGTAGCGGCTGTTTCTTTTTGGGTTTATCTGTCATTGACTCGGACTAGGTCGGAGCTTAAACGGACTGTCCAGCATCGTCTCGGACTGTATCGGAGAGAGGCTCCC